ATATCTATAAGTCAATGGAATATTAGAGTCTTACAAAACCAGTTCCATAGAACCAAACCTATTCATTATGTTGGCAATGGAGTTAACTTGAATGACTTTCCAATATCATATAAAGCTAAAGACTATAAAACAATCTTACTAGAATCACCTGAGCCTACTAATTACACCAAGGACACAGAAAGGATTGCTATACAGGTGGCAAAGATTCTAAAAGAAAGAGGCTATATTATTAAAGGTTTTGGATTAAAAGAGCCTAGTGATAAGATATTTGATGAGTTTGTAGTAAAGCCAGATTTGGCTACAATGAATAGGCTTTATGAAGAAGCAACATTATTAATAAAAGCTACTAAATATGATGCAAGGTCAATAGCTCCACTAGAGGCTGGCACAAAGGGAACTGTAACAATTAGGGCTATAATAGATGGTGATGATGACCTAAATGAGACTAATAGTTTTAAGGTAGGATATTCAGCAGATAAACTTTATGATGCTACAATGTTTGCTTTATCACATAGAGATGAATTAAATAAAAGAGCAAATACGATTAGGTCTTATGTGCAAATACATAGTTGGGATTATTGGATGAATAAAATAAATCAAATAATATGTCAATAGCTAGGATTTTCAACTTTTCAGGCGGTAAGACTTCGGCATATATGGTTATAAAATACTATAAGCCAGGAGACCTAGTTATTTTTTGTGATACTGGCAGAGAACATCCTAAGACTTATAAATTCATAAATGACTTTGAAGCGCACGAAAATATTTCAATTATTAGGCTAACTTATGAGGGCGGGTTTAGGCAATTAATAAAAAAGACAAAAGCAATTCCTAATCAATTTAAGAGATTCTGCACCATTGAATTAAAGATTAAAACTTGCAGGAGGTATTTAAGAAAGCAAGGCTTAATGAAATATGAAAACTTTATTGGCTTTAGGTATGATGAGCCATTAAGGGTAAAACGTAGAAAGCAAATGTGGAAACAAGTTAAAGATGTATTTCCGTTATATGATGATCAAATAGAAAAGAAACACATAAATGCATATTGGGAAAGTAAACCATACACATTAGAAATACCTTCAATTTTAGGTAATTGTACTCTATGTTTTATGAAGGGTAAAAATGCCATTATTAGTATTTTATCACTTTATCCTGAATTAGCTGAGGAATGGATTGAAGATGAGAAATTGATAGGGCATACTTATTTAAAAGATGTCTCAATTGAAACACTTAAAAATATAGCAGTAAATAATTTATTCAAAGGGGTCAATTTAGGCGAAATGAACCCAGCCTTTGATTGTGCCTGTACAACTTAATTCTATGTCAAGAGTCTTAATTGTTCTTTTAGAATACTATGAGCCTGACTTTCAACAAACAGTCAAGTGTGAGGTGGTCAGTAGAGATGGTGTAGGTAATATGTCAAGAGCCTACAACTCAATACTAATGGACCCTTTATGGAAAGCAGACTATCTATGGTTTGTATCTAACATAACCTTTGATCCTGATTTACCACATAAGTTAGCTTATGAAATGGCTAAAGGGGAATGGGCAGCTTTACATCCATCAATGTCATCATCTGACCATAAATTTCAATGGCCAATTAAAGACTTTCAAGGAACTAAAGAAACACCATTTGTAGAATGGACAGCCCCAATGGTTAATGCTGAGGTATTTAGTGATAACCCATTAGATGAAATGCTTGCTTACTATTATATGGACCTTGATTGGTGTCATAGGGTTAGAGAAAAAGGATATAAAGTAGGTGTGCATTATGGCACACAAATTGGCCACACATATTTAAGAAACAAAGAAGGGCATCCTATAAGAGCAATAAGGAGTCAGTTAAGAAACTATTGGACCCCTATTAGTCAAAGACATATGTTAGAGAAATACGGAAAAGATTGGCAAACTAAACTATGGCCTAAATAAAATAAACAATATGACAACTTTAGAATTACACGGTATTTACCACGAATTAGCTTTCTGGCAGCAATTTGTTAAGACAGACAGGTTTTTAAATGGTTGGGTTAAGAAAGTAAAAACACCTGAACTGAATCAAGAGGTAGCAGATTTTATCCTAAGTGTTCCACGTGAAACAGTTTTGGATGTAGGCTCAGGAGTTTGCTCTTTGCTAAATGGTTTAGTAAATGTGACCTCTTGTGACCCATTAGGAGACCTTTACAGGCTTATTTTTGACTATGAAAGACATAAGCTGACTCCACCTTTAGCCATACCAGCAGAGTATTTAAAGTATTCTAATGAGTTTGATATAGTACATATCTCAAATGCCTTAGATCATTGCCAAAACCCATATGATGCCTTAGATAATTTAATAAAAGCAGTTAAACCAGGAGGTTATTTAATTGTGCAAGGTTTCTGTAATGAAGCAGAACACGAAAACTGGCAAGGTTTCCATCAATTTAACTTAGACCTAACAGAATCAGGTATATTAAGAATTAAAGGTAAATCAGGAGAATTAGTTCCACTTTTTACAGCACATATGTATAAGAAAATAGACATAGGAAATAAGCAATGGTTTTATTGGATAATAAAAAAATAACTTATGACAATCTGTGTAGATGTTGATGGAGTTTTAACCGATGGTAAAATATGGGTAAACCATCAAGGTGAAATTATTAAGTCCTTTAATAACAAAGACTTAGGTGCAATTAAAGAGCTGTTAGCAATGGGCTTTCAAGTGCATATAGTAACTGCCTCATCTTGGCCTGGATCAGAGTTTTATCTAAAGAGGTCTGGTGCAGAGATTCACAACATTAGAAACAAAGAGTGCATCCCTTTTGACTACCAAATAGCCATAGGTGACTCAGCTTGGGACATTCCAATGTTACAAAGAGCCAAATACTGCTTTTGCCCTTCAGATGCCTCTAAAGAAATAAAAGAATTAGATGGTGTTCACATATTAGAGACTAAAGGTGGTCAAGGTGTAATGCTAGAAATGGTAAGAATACTTACTGAGTGGAACCCTAAGTTGTGAATAAGTAATTTTGCTAATATGCCTAAAATTGATTATATTTGGGGGTGATTAGTAAAGTTAAGAATTAGATACAGCCCTTAGTCATTTATTTGGCTAAGGGTTTTTATTTATATTACTTATAAAAGCCATAACTCGGCTAAAAGATAAATGTCATCACTCAGCCCAATAGATTGGAACCTAGTAGCAGAATACCTGGAAGCAGGTTGCTCAGGTGTTGAAATAGCAGCACAGCTTGGAGTTCACGAAAACACTCTATATCAACGATGTAAGTCAGATTTGGAGAAGGATTTTGTGGCATTTAAGCAAGAAAAGCAAGCCTCTGGAGATAGTATTTTAAGAAAGGTCCAATACGAAGCAGCAATAAAAGATAAGGACCGAGCTATGCTAATCTGGTTAGGTAAGCAAAGATTAGGTCAAAAAGAAAAAGCAGAACAAGACATTAAGGTTGAGGGTGGCATAAATATCACATTTAAGCCAGCCAATGAAGGAAGTAACGGTTAGATATACTAAGGTCTTTGAATGGAATTTGGAGGCTTATCAAGCCAAAACCTACCGAGTGATTGCCAATCAGGGATCAACAAGGTCAGGTAAAACTTATTCCATATCACAGCTATTAGCTCTTTACATACCGCATAAGGAAAAGGTTACTATTTCGGTGGTTAGTCCATCTTTGCCTCACTTAAAGAGAGGAGCAAGAAGGGACATTTTACAAATCTTAGAGGATGCAGGCATCTATTCAGATGAAGCATTTAATAAGACTGATAATGTTTATCACTACCCTAATGGCAGTTACATTGAGTTCTTTGGTGCTGAAGATTTTGGTAAGGTTAGAGGTCCAGGAAGGGATATCCTTTACATAAATGAGGCTAATCTACTTCCCCACTCTATTTACCAACAGTTAGCCCTAAGAACTAAGCAGACAATCTTTTTAGATTTTAACCCTGTGGATGAGGCCTCTTGGGTTTATGATGTAGCTGACAAGGAAACAAATAAACTAATCCACTCCACCTATAAGAACAATCCATTCTTACCTAAAGAGCAGATTGCTGAGATTGAAAGTCTTAGAGATGCTGATGAAAATATGTGGAAGGTCTTTGGGTTAGGTGAGAGAGGTAAAAGTCAGGAGATTATTTACACACACTGGAAACAGGGACCTTTTAAAGAAGATTCTGAGGTTGTTTATGGTTTAGACTTTGGTTATTCAGTACCAACTGCTTTAATTAAAGTTGGTTTCAAGGATAATCAAACCTATGCACACGAAATGTTATACGAAACACGGCTGACTACTAATGACTTAATTGAGAGATTAAAGACATTAGATATAAAAAGGTCAGAGGAAATATTTTGTGATAATGCAGAGCCTAAAACCATTGAGGAACTTGTCAGAGCAGGGTACAATGCTAAGCCAGCAGAGAAAGATGTCTATGCTGGAATACAAAAGGTAAAAAGCCAACCTCTGACAGTAACACCTGAGTCAACCAATCTCATAAAAGAGATTAGGTCCTACAAGTGGAAAACAGATAAGGATGGCAAAGTCCACCCTGATGAGAGTCCGGTTAAGATGTGGGACCACGGTTGTGATGCTATGCGATATGCGATATTTACAAAACTAAACAAGCCAAGATTTGAGGTCTTAGCTTGGTAAAGATATAAAATGGGCAAGATACAAGATGCGTGGAATGTGTTGAGAGGTAAGGCTTTACCCTTAATGAATATTGGGCAGCCTTTTGCTTCTTACACAATGATGGGTGGAACCTATGTAGGTATTGCCGACAATAGAAAGAACTACATTACAGATGGATATCAGGTTAATGATATCATTTACACAGCAGTCTCTTTAATTACAGATAAAGTTAGACTACCTGAGTGGGCAGCTTATAAGATTGTTGATGAAGCAGCCTTTAAGTCTTACCAGGGGTTGATGAGAAAAAAGGATATTAGCACACAAGACTTTAAAAAAGCTGTTAAATACAGAAAGAAAGCATTAGAGCCTATTTATGTTGACAGACTTTCAGAGCTGCTTAAATATCCCAACGAATACGAGACTTTTCAAGATTTAGTAGCCAATTCAAGTGGATGGAAACTAATCACAGGAGGTCGCACTATATGGTCCCAAATGTTGGATATGGGTGCTAATGCTGGCAAACCCTTTCAACTGCATAACCTTCCTTACCAAGAGGTTTCTATTATTGCTACCACAAATCAATTTCCAATAGTGGAGCAGGCTTATGTAATGACCAACCTTGCTGAGGCTTATTTCCCTAAGAGTCAGGTTTTGCACGATAAATACCAAAACTATGATTGGGATGTAAATGGCGCACACCTTTATGGTATGAGTCCTTTAAAGTCTGCATTGAGAAGGTTAAGCCGTTCTAACTCAGCTATCAAGGCATCAGCCGCAATGTTAGAGAATCAAGGTGTCAAAGGTGTTCTTTATATGGATGACCCTAGAGTTTTATCTAATGGCATTGATCCTTTAGACACAAGAAAGCAAGTAGAAGCAGTAAAGCAGAAACTTGTAGGCAAAGGTGAGTGGGTAGGCTCAGACAATTGGGGCAGAATAGGAGTTAGTGGTTATAAGTTAGGATGGCAGTCTGTTGGACTAAGCCCTGTTGACTTATCAATCATTGAGTCTGAGAAATGGGACCTAAAAAGATTTGGGGCTGTTTATGGGGTTCCAAGTCAGTTAATGGGTGATTCTGATACTTCTACTTATAACAATGTCAGAGAGGCTGAAAAGGCCCTTACAGCTCGCTGTGCAATCCCACAGTTAGTTTCATTTAGAAATCATTTAAACCGTAAGCTCCAAACAGATTGGGGTTATAAGGGGCAGAATATATATGTTGACTTTGATCATACTGTCTTTACTGAATTACAGGAAGATGTTAAAGAGAAATCTACTTGGATTAACCAACTCAGAGCTTTAAGCCCGAATGAGCAAAGGATGCACTTGGGACTAGAAAGAATAGACAACCCTCTATTTGATGAGCCTTGGATAACTACTCAGGATGGAATGCCATTATCAGAGTACGATGTTAAGGAGGATGAGATGGAAGATGAAAGTCCTAATAGTGAGGAAATGGATGAGGAAATAGATGATTGAGGATATAATAAAGCAGACCTATCCAATAACTAAAAAGGAAAGGTGCTGTGCAATGTTAAAAGCGAAAATGGAAGCCAAAAGACAGGCTTTAAGAGATAGGTTAAATGACCAACACAGAAAGGACAGAATGGGCAAAGAAATTCCATCGGACAAACCGCAATTTTGGGAGTCAGTTCTTTCCTAAAGTAAAGAGGTCATTAGATAAGGTTGTAAGTTCTTTGATAGGTACTATAAAGAGAAAAGGAGCAAGGCAAACACTTGTGGAGCTTCGTACTAAGTTATGGAGTGATGACTTGAATAAGCCAATAGCAGACATCTACAAAAAAGTGGGTGTTTACTATGCCAACGAAACCTACAAACAAATTAGGCGAGAAATTGCCCAAAAGGGAATAGGTAGAGATGAGGCTTGGATTAAGTTTATACAAGATGAGCTGCAAAAAACTTTACTTCAGTATGCTGTAGTAAAAACTTCTGAAACACTTAGAAATCATCTAATCTTAGTATTACAGTCAGCAATTTCAAAGGAGTTGACTGTAGATGAGATTGTTAAGTTATTTGAGACATCAGGGTTTACTGCAATGCAAGCTGAAAGAATAATCAGAACTGAGGTAGGTAGAGCAGCCAACACAGGTGTAAAAGCAGCAGCAGAGGGGTTTAATTACGAAATGGTCAAAGAGTGGATAGCTTTTAGAGATTCACGGACCAGGGGTTTTAAACCTGAGCAACCTAAAGACCACTATCATATGGATGGGCAAGTAGTTGACTTTTATGACAACTTCACAGACCCAAGAAGTGGTGAACAAATTGAGTACCCATTAGCTCCTGGAGGATCAGCAGCAATGGTTATTAATTGTAGGTGTAGTTATATAGTAGTACCTAAAAGAGACAGCAGAGGACAACTAATCAGAACATAATTGGGAGGTGATTAGGTGGCAATAGCCAATACTGCGACAATGAAACAAGAACCAGACCTAACCCTCCCTAAATGAAAGAAACTATGAAAAGATATTTTGAGCAAAAACTGATAGCAGACTCAGTAAGAGATGTATCAGAAACTTCACGAAAAGTAAAGGTAGCCATTAGCCAAATGGGTTCTAAGGACTTTGACAATGATGTCATTGACCACGGAGCTTACAATAAAACTATGGCTGAAAGAGGTCCAAAAGGTGCTAATTTGATTTGGCACTTAACAGACCACAACCCATCACTAAAATCAGCTATTGGTAAATTCTCTGAGTTATATGTAGAGGATAACTACCTAGTAGGGGTTACAGATGTCCCTAACACAACTTGGGGAAATGATGTATTAGAGTTTTACAAGTCTGGGCATATTAACCAGCACTCTGTAGGCTTTAGAACAATTAAAGCTGAAGCACAACAGAAAGGTCAAGCAGAGGAGTATAATCTCATCAAAGAGATTCTTTTGTTTGAAGGTAGTGCTGTATTATGGGGAGCTAATCCTAACACACCAACTCTGAATGTAGGCAAAGGTCTAACTAAAGAGGAAATCACAGATCAACACGAAAAACTAAGCAAAGAGCTTAATCTATTAATTAAAAGCCTAAAAGATGGTAGATTTACTGATGAGGCTTTTGAGTTTATTGAGATTCGCTTTGCACAAGTTAATGAAGCAATTAAGTCACTCTTATCTACTGAGGCCACTCCTGTTGTAGAGCAACCCGCTGAAGCAGTTGCAGAAACTAAGGAGCCGGTGATTGATGTAAGTGACCTTAAGCATACATTGAACAATTTTATTTACAAATTAAATTCCTAACAATGGAAGAATTAAAAAACATCGAAGCCTCAGTAAAATCTGCTACTGAGTCTGTTGAAAAGATGAAAGCTGCCAATGAGGCTGCTATTGCAGATGTTAAAACACAAGTAGCTGAAGTAAAAGCTGCTGTAGTTACTATGGATGAGGCTGCTAAGAAAAATCAGGCTGCTCTTGACCAAATGATTGCTGAGAAGGCTGCAAAGACTGTAAACAACAAAACTAAGTCTTTCGGTGATGCTTTCTCTGAGCAAATGGCTGAGGCTTTTGAAGCTAAGCAAGCTGAAATCAAAGAGTTCCAAAAGAACAAAAATGCAAAGTTGACAATTGACCTTAAAGCTGTAGGTACAATGACAACTTCTGCTAACCTTTCAGGTGATGGTGTTGCTACTTACAACACTCGCCAAGGTTTAGTACCTGCTCAGAAAGTAAATTTCCGTGACCTTATCCCAACTGCTGTAAGTCCTACTGGATTGTATG